ATTGCACGCGCTTAAATCTAACGTCCTTAATATGTCCGAGCAATACGCACGGTGGACGTTGCCGTACTTGTTCCCGACTGCAAACAGTCAGACAACTGAGGGTACGCTGCTGCGTGGTACTAATGACAGTATCGGCGCACGCTGCGTAAACCATTTGTCGAATAAAGTCGTTACTACTCTTTTCCGTCCGCAAGGTGCATTCTTTCGATTGCATCTGCCTAAGAAGACAATGCAGAATATTGCTCGTCTGTCTGGACTAGACGACGAGAAAGAAATTGCAGCGGCTGTTGCAGAGCTTGAGAAAGAACTTGCTGATGTAGAGCAAGAAGCTACTGACCGCCAGAACATGGTCGAGTACAGGCCGAATGCTACTAATGCCGCTAAGTTGCTTATCATCACTGGTAATGCGCTTATCTATCATCCTCCGAATAAATCGGTGCAGGTCTACAACATTCGCGACTACTGTGTTGTAAGAGATCTCTCTGGTACTGTCATCGAGATTATGACTAAGGAAGAAAAGTCGTTTGAAACTTTTCATCCCGCCGTGCAAATCCAGATTAAGGCTATTCGTAAAGCAAGCGGAGAAGCTGCTTACGAAGACTCTGCTAACATTACTGTGTACACTCAGATTCGTCTGGAAGACAACGGTAAGTTCTATGTGTATCAAGAAGCATGCGGAGTAAAGCTAGATACTGACGGCGTGTTCTACCCGCGTGATAAGCTTCCGTGGGTAGTGCTCACGTGGAACCTTGCTCGTGGTGAAGACTACGGACGCGGCCTTGTTGAAGAATACGCTGCTACGTTCCATGCTCTTGAAGTGTATCACCAATCGCTGATTAATCTTGCTGGCATCATGGGAGACATTAAGTTTCTTGTGAACCCTGCGTCTCTTGTAGACGTACAGCTACTAAATACATCGGCAGCCGGATCGTACCACTCAGGACGTGAAGGTGACGTAGTTGCTATTCAGACTAACAAGCAGAGCGATGCCCAATTTATTCTGAGCATGATTGAACGGAATGAACGGAACCTTGCGCAGGCGTTCTTGCTGAACTCGGCTATGACCCGAGACGCAGAACGAGTGACGGCAGAAGAAATCCGCATGCTTGCTAACGAACTTGAAACTAGCAACGGTGGTGTTTATTCCCGCCTCGCGCTACAGTGGCAGGTTCCTACTGCAAACATTCTTCTGGACCAGATTGAGTTCGACGGTGACCGATGGGGCATTCGTCCTAACATCATTACTGGTATGGATAGCTTGAGCCGGCAAGGCGAAATGGATAGCCTCAGGCTGTTTATTTCAGACTTGGCTATGCTAGAAGCAGTTCCAGAAGATATTCGTGCAGGTATTGACCCGCTTAAATTCATGGCGTTCTGCGGAACAGCTAGACAGATTGAATACAATAAGTTCCTTATGACTGAGGCGCAGTTGCAACAGAAGCAAATGCAACAGCAACAGGCGCTGGCGCAACAGGAACAAATGAAAGCACAAGGCGCAGTCGCAGCGGAAGCTGGTAAGGCTGCTGTACAAGGAGCACAATAATCGTAATGAGCGATACTAATAACGAGAAGCCTGATCCGCTTGCGTCTCAGGGTGCAGGCAAAGGCGACCTTAATCCGGGGCAGACTTTCGAAGGTGCGCCTAAGCCGCCGCCTGAGCCCGGTAACGAGCCGCCGGCAAAGAAGGGTAACCCGCACGTACAGGAAGAACCAGACGAGGACGCTCCTCCTGCAAAGAAGGACGAGCCTAAGAAAGAAGAGTCTGCTAAAGAAGACGACAAGAAAGCACCGACAGGACAGTTTATCAAAATTGGTGATCCTGCTGCGGATGCTGCAATTGAAGTTCTTAAAGAGTCTGGCGTTACTCCGCAGGAAGCACAGGAGTTCTTTGCTAAGGCAATGCAGTCCGGTAATCTGGCTGACATTGACTGGAACACCATTGAAGCTAAACTTGGTTCTGCAAAGACCTATCTTGTTAAGACTGGTGTAGAGACTTACTACAATAACCAGAACGCTGCTGTGCAGGCGACTGTTAAGCAGACGCATGAAATCTTTGGCGGAGAGCAAAACTGGAACACTGCCAAGACGTGGGCACAGACTAAGGAAGCGAATGATCCTGCGTTCAAAAAGCAAATTGACGCAATCCGGGGTCTTCTGAACGAGGGCGGTAATCGTGCCGAGATCGGTGCACGAGAACTCCTGCGTCTGTATAATACCGATGGCGGCACTAAGGGCCTCGCAGCTACTAAGCTGGCTACTGGTACCAGCACTGGTAACGTTGTCGGTACTCCGCTTACTCGTGCCGAGTATGTCTCTGAGCTTAAAGCAGCGCACGAACGAGGGTCTAAACCGCACGAGATTGCTATTATCGATCAGCGACGTAAGGCCGGTATGGCTGCTGGTATCTAAAGACCTAATAGGTTCCACTCCCTATTAGGTAGAACACTAAAGTAATTTCTATCCCTAGGAGATACTAATTTGAGTTATGAAATTCCCGGCCCTAACCTGTCGGACGTTGATAAAAACCTACTGATTGAACAGTATGGTGGTGAAACCGAATCTCAGTTTAAGAAAACGTCTATGATGCGGCAGTTTGTCCGTGTCAGGCCGGTTCGTAACACTGATACGATTACTAATAACCGTGTGGGCCGTACTACGCTTAAGGCTCTTGTGCCGGGCGTGCGTCCTGCTTCCGATCAGACTCCGTTCGGTAAAGTGCAGCTTACCGTTGATACGGTTGTGCTGGCGCGCGACACGCGCTCTATGCTGAACGAGTTCCAGACGCACTTTGATGCGCGTATGGAGCTTGCACAGGATCACGGTAAGGAGCTTGGCTTCTTCTTCGATCAGGCGTTTATCATCATGTGTATCAAGGGCGCGGTGGCTCCGGCCCCGGTCCTTGGTGACGGTACTGCTTCTAAGCAGTCTATCGGTGCTGGTAAGCAGCGTACGCTCGCTGCTGTTGGTGACGAACTCGATCCCGATAAGCTCGAAGCGGCTATTGCTGCTATCGTTACGGATATGGAAGAGGAAGAGATTCCGGTTGAAGAACTGGTGCTGTTCGTTCGTCCTAAGATGTACAAGGTTCTTGCTAACAGCAACAAGCTTGTCAGCCGTGATTTCAGCGAAGGTAACGGTAACTTCGGCAAGATGCAGGTGCAGGAATGCGCAGGCGTCCGTATTGTTAAGACCTCGCGTATTCCGCAGGCTGCCATTACCAATCACTTCCTCTCGAATACAGGTAACGGTAACGCGTACGATGTGTCCGCTGCTCAGGCTAAGGCCGTTGCAGTTATCATGCATCCGAAGTCCCTGTTCGCCGGTGAAACCATCCCGCTTACGAGCGATGTGTGGTTCAACCGTGAAGAGAAGCAGTGGTTCATTGACAGCTTCCTTGCGTTTGGCGTTACCGTCAATCGCCCGGATTGCTGCGGTGCTGTCTTCCGTGCGTAATACTACAGGCCGTGCCCTTAATTGGGTGCGGCCTTTTTGTTTCAGGAGGTATTTATGCTCGACGAAAATACAATCATTGACCATATTCTTACTACTGTGGGAGAAAGTGGTGTAAGCTCCCTTAGTACATTGCATCCGTCTGTGGCCTCTGCAAAGCGTATTCTCAATATAGAGGATATTGCATTTCAGAGTATTGGCTGGTGGTTCAACACAGAGCGAGACATCAAGCTTGCTGTTGATGCTGCTGGACGTGTAGAAGCACCTGCCGATGTACTGTCTCTAACTGTGTCCCACCTGTACGATAAATCGCCTGCGGAGAAGCTCCGGTTTGTTAAGCGCGGTAAATTCATTTATGATACGTATAGGCGTACGAACGTGCTTAACCAACCTGTGTACGTAGACATGGTCGTTCGTTTGCCTATTGAAGACATGCCGCCTGTTGCGGCAGAGTATTTAATGCGGCAGTGCGCTAAAGTCGCGTTTATTGCAGACGACGGTGATTCGTACAAAACTACTGAACTAGAGCGCCAGCGTCAAGAGGCGTGGCAACGTTTGTCCGCCAAACGCCTTACTACTATTGCAACCAGTGCACTAGATAATCCAGTTGCTCAGAGATTGCAGACGTACGGTAATCAGACGCGAGGCTTTAACAGACTTGATGGAGGCTCTGCTTGAAAGTAGATGGTAGTCTTAAAAGTCTATTGCAGGGCGTGTCTCAACAACCAATTCGAGACAGGCTTACTGGCCAGTGTACTCTGCAAGAAAACTTTACTAGTGATCCTGTTACAGGGCTAACGAGACGTCCGCCTACTGATCTAGTCGGATTCTTGGGTACAGCCACTAACGTTAAGGGATGGCACAACTTTAAGACGCGTGACGGTAATAGGTACATTGCGTTATGTCATGACAACACTATTAAAGTGCGCGATCTGAACGCAACTGCGTATACTGTTAATATCGACTCGGCTGCTGCGCCCTACTTAGCAACTGCTGGTACGTTTCGTGCGCATACAGACGAAGAAGATAATACACTGTTTGTAAACCAGAGCGTAGTACCGGCTATGTTGCCGGACTTGTTAAGCTATTTTAACAGAGCACCGGTGTACGCCAGTATTATACAGATTCTTGGTGGTGCCTATGGACGTACCTATACAGTGTCGGTTGACGGTATTGTGCGGGCAACTCATACTACCCCTGACGGTAGCGTACCTGCGCACTCGGCTCAGGTAGATACAGTTTTTATTGCTACTGCATTGACAACGCAGCTTACTACAAACCTTACGGGATATACCGTTGTACGTAAAGAAGACGTTATCCTTATTCATCGTAGTGGTGCTGAATTTA